TCGTCCGTAGAGTGGAACGTCTGGAAGAAACTCAAGACGAGTTCTCAGATGCTATCCACCAATTAAATACTACTGTCGCTCTCCTCAACAAGACTGTCGAAATGATGGCCTCTGCTGAGGAGAAGCGGGAGACCTTCCGTAGTCGTGGCCTCTTGTTTATCTTGGGGGCATTTATTTCTGCTGTAATGGCTTGGATAGTTAATGGGGGATTAGGTCAATGAGCTTCCGTTTAAGCAACCGTAGCCTTAGTCGTCTTGATGGTGTCCATACCCATTTGGTAGAGGTCGTCATGGAGGCTATACGGCGCACTGAGGTGGACTTCGCAGTCTTAGAGGGGTTACGCACTATAGATCGTCAGAAGCAGCTTGTAGCCTCAGGAGCGTCCACTACAATGAACTCACGACACCTAACTGGTCATGCTGTTGATCTTGGTGCTTGGGTTGATGGGGAACTTCGGTGGGACTGGCCCCTATACTACAAGATTGCTGATGCTATGTTTGAAGCCTCTGAGCATTGTGGTGTAGATCTCGAATGGGGTGGTCACTGGAAGAGTTTTCCAGACGGGCCTCATTATCAGTTGTCTTGGAAGAGTTATCCCGCATGAAAACATACAAACGTGAAGTAGCTTTAGCATTATTAACAGGATTAGGATATGTCATATACACAGGTGATCACCAAATGGCTGAAGTCCTTGTCTGGCCTGTCTTCACGTTTGCTGCACTATCTTTCGGTCTGGACTGGTGGGGCAAGAGTGGTAGCGTTCATCGCCCTTTTGAGCCTAACAGGGTGCAGCAGCCTAGCTCCCCTGTCATTCCTCACGGGAGGGGGGCCGAACGTAGCAGCCAATACCCAGATAGGGAAGACCAACAACCAAGGGATTAATATTTCCACTACAGCCCCTCAGATACGTCCTGAAGCCCCTGTAGACACTATCAACCAGACGAATAACAACACTGAGATAGACCCGCTACTGTTGCTACTCCTGATCCTTGGGTGGTTAGCTCCGTCACCTAGTGAGATTGGTCGAGGTATAGCAGGTCTATTCAGGCGTAAATAACAATAACTATAATTTAGACAAACTTAAGCCCCTGAATCCTTAGTTGGACTCAGGGGCCTTTTTTTATTGCGTTGCGTCTGCTGCTTGATCAAGGATGTCTACCTCAAGACAAGTAACACCTGCTATGTAGGCTTCTTGATACATATCCGTCAGTGAGGGTAGTCCAACTGTCATCATTTCCACCATACAGTCTTCTTCACTCTCAGCTATATACCCCCTGAACACTTGACATTCATCTGGCGATGCAACCAAACACATCACTACAACTGGCATAAACACTAGGTCTCTCCTTCCCTGACTACAGTGACGAGGGCATCAAGATACCACTGCGCTTTCTCCAAGTCTTCCATACCATTCTTATATCGCCATCGGTGTAGATATTTAGCAATATTCCCTCGTAGGTATCCGATAAACTCCTCTTTGGTCATAAAGTCTTCGATGTATTCGATAGCCTCAATACGTCCCTGTCCATAGTGCGCAGGATTATTTACGTTGTCTTGTTCAGTATTGAGTGACCCAAAGACGTATTCCGTATACTCAGGTTCAAAGTCGTATTCTTTCATATCCAACCACTCGCTCATATTTTCTCCTTTACGAATGTCTCTACCCACATCTTTGTCATGTCGCTACGAATGATGTCTTCAACACCAAACTCAACAATAGGGACGGGCAGCATATACTTCTTAACCAAATGGACAACCTTTGTCAAGCCATCAGCTTCCTTAAGGTCTGACTGCATGATGTCGCCATTCAAGACTAGCTTTGTGTTCTCACCTACACGGGTCAACAACATCTTAAGTTCGTGGAATGTAATGTTCTGGCTCTCGTCACAAATGATGAAGGCATCCTCGAAGGAACGACCCCTCATAAGAGCTAAGGGTGCTACCTCAATATTACCTGATTTAAGACCAGTTTCCACTACACCCTGCCCTAACTTCTTCTCCAGAACGTCTAGCACTGGTAATGCCCAAGGCTTAGTCTTCTCTTCTAAGTCCCCTTTAAGATATCCCAGATCTTTTCCCACTGACACGTGGGGTCTTGTGATGACGATCTTGTTGATGTCCTTAGTGTGGTAAAGGGATGCTGCATATGAGGAAACGACATAAGTTTTTCCAGTTCCGCTTGGCCCAAACACGATGACTTGGGAATAGTCGTTAAGGGCATTGATATATTCAGCTTGCTTGTCGTTCTTAGGTAAGAGTTCAAGAGGGCCTTTATAGTCGTCATGCTTTGTCTTAGCTCGCCTTGTTCGGGGTTTGGGCTTTTGCTGAACCATTTGATCACTTTGAGTTGTAGGATATGCCAAAGATGATGGCACACACTAACAGGATTATCATAAAGAGTTCTGTCATAAGTTTCTCCAAGATTGGGAGCAGTTTATACACTTGCTCAGGTGTGAACCTCTGGATAGCTATTCCCTACCGCTTCGGTAAGGCCAGAGGATTACGTCAAGTCAACAATCTCACACACATCACCTGAACAGGCAAAGGTCTGACTTGAGGCAGTATTATCCTCTTGCTCGTATTCAGCCAGTTTAGACCAGTCGATCTTCTTAGGCATCAACGACAATAGCTTATCGTAGTCAGACTTACCTACGTCCTGATAGGGCGCTTGCTGATACGTATGGTCTGAGTGTGGCAAGAATGATACACCTGACATCTCGTCAAAGTATTTGTATACAAACGCACCAACTTCCATCCACTCTTCATCTCGAACTGAGATCGTAACGGATGGCTTATGCTCACACCAGTGTCGTTGATACGTTAGCCACATCTCAAGTTGTTCAATGGCTGTCATATCATTACGAGTAACTGCACCTTTAGGAGACTTGACAGGGAAACTAAACACTGTCGTGTTCTCAGGCTTCATCACACAGGGTTCATTAGGGATGCCTTGATCCTTCATGAATTGTGTCAGAGGGTCTTTGTTATCGCCTCGGACAGTCCTGATGTAATAAGGTGAGTGACGAGCATGGATACCACTAGCAGAATCAACCAACTGAGATACTGTGCCACTCGGTTTAACGCAAGTGATGGCAGCAGACTGAGGGATGCCAAGACGTTTAGCCCAATCAGCGTTAGTAGCAATAGCCACGTCACGGAGATGCTCAAGAGTTTTGTCCAGTCCTTTGTTCTTGCTTGTCATAAGCGGGTTGTCCATGATGCCTGTCAGAGATACACCCAACAGACGCTCTTCTTCAGTGTTGTCCTTCCACTTCTTACGAAGATACGGGAAGTTCGTATAGGTAGACTGGATAGTCCCCAAGATGGTAGCCAACTCAACCTTACGCACCAGATCTGTAATGTCGTCAGTAGCACGAACTACAACCTCAGTCAGGTTACAGAACTGATAAGGGCGAAGGATAATTTCGCTGCAAGGGTTAGTCCCGAAGTCTACCATGAACTCACGGCGACCATTCTTAGCTGCCTGCTTCTGACTTGCTTGACGGTTGAAGATACCTCGCTCACCTGACTTACTCTCTACCAGTGCTGTCCACTCACGCATGAATGTTTCCATATCAGGCTTCTCAGTATAGGCTGTAGAGTTGTTAGCCAATGCACGTTGACCTTGGTTCTCCCACCACTGACCTGACTTAGCGTGACGCATACGATCATCTGACAAGTTAGACAGAGAGATCATAGCTGAACGGCGAACACCACCAACTACGACAACCTCACCAATTTTACACATGATGTCGTGACACTCAATAGACGATAGCTTACGACCTTGTGCGCCTTTGAACTTAGCGATAGTGAAGCGGAACAGATCCTCTAGTGGTGCAGGGCCAGAAGCACGACCACCAAAGGTCTTCAACTTAGCACCCGCAGGGCGAACCTTAGATACGTCCCACTTAGGGATCTCACCTGCCCAGAGCAAAGCCAACAACTTACGATAAGCCTTAGCCCAACCCTCTTTGCTATCAGCTACAACAATAACGTCCTCGCTATCAAACAGTTGCTCAGGCACTTCAGGTAGCTTATTGACATACTGACGCTCAACTGAGAACCCTACGCCAGTTCCACACAGCAAGATGAACATAGCCTCGTCAAACGCTTTAGGGTCGTCTACAGGCAAGTAGCTACAGTTGTATGCACAGGTGTTGTCACGCTCAAGAGCTTTTCCACTGGTCATCATAGCCCGCATAGATGGTGTTACCTGTAGCGACAGGATGGCTTCACGGATCTCGTTAGCTTTTGTCGTGTCAACCAAAGGTGCAACAACATTCTCAATGTAGCGGTCAACAGTCTCAGCCCAGTTCTCGCGGCGTTGCTCTTCAGGTAGCCAACGAGCATAACGGCTGATAGCAATGAAGTTTTGGTAGTCAGTTGGCAGGTAGTTATTCATTCGATCCTCGCTTCTTTTTATCTTCTTCTAGCCACACAAGACGGTCAATCTCATGGCGACTAATGTTGATGTCGTCAAGTTGTTTGTCAGTCAGAGCATTTAGCTCCTTAATCACAGCACGATGTTTGCGCCATGTCATTACGTAGTTCCAGAAACGTCTAAACCAAGTCATCTAGTCTCACCTTCGGATAGTCAGGGTTCTTAATGATCTTACCGTCTTCACGGCGTTTGATCGTCCCGTCAGGTTGAAGCATACGCCCCATGTTGTTTATATGCACACGGCGAACAGCTTCGTCAAGGTCGTATCCACGAGAGTTGGCATAGCCATAGATAACGTAAACTAGGTCTGCTAGTTCCTTTAGTTCGTCAACTCCAGTTCGTGCCTTCATAACCTCGTCATATTCTTCAACAACAAGATTAAAGTAGAGTGTTGGGTCAGGCTCTTGTTCAGACTTGCTACAGAACTCTTTAACCATAGCCTGATTAGTCATATTCATTACACGAGCCTTAGTGCCATAGTCAGCACCCCAGTAGCCAAACAGTGTCTCAAAGGCTTCGATGTCGTCTCCAGTAATCATTATATCATCCTTCCGTGAAAGTGTGTCTCAAGTCCACCACCTGCATCAAAGAGATACCAACAGCAGTTGTCTTTACCTGTCATATTACCAAACCACTTGACACGACCAACTGACACAATCCTACGACAGTATGTCATGTAGTAAGCCGATTGTTTAGTGTGCATCCAGTCAGCATCAAACAAGATCCAAGTGGGGCAGACGTTAAGCCAATGCTCAATGAACGGGTGCAGGAAATCTCTATTCCAAGGCGGGTTAGTGATACAGAAGTCAACAACCTCATAACCACCTAAATCAATCTGTAAGGCATCTACCTGATTAACACGAGGGTCTTGAGGTTCTATGTCGCCCATAAAGAGACATTCGCCTTGCCCCTCAGTCAACTTGGTAATGTGATCGACCAACCTACCGTCACCTGCACAAGGCTCAACATAGTCGAAACTATACGGCAGGTGGTCAATCAACGGCTCCACAGCTTCAATAGGGGTCGGGTAGTAGTCTCTTTCAACCCTATCGAAATTGCTTCGCTTACCCATCTTCGCTTCGCTCCTTATCAAAAACATCTTGCCACAGCACCCATTTGCCACCTACCTTGAGTGCAATGTCCTTTGACCAGCCTGAAAAAGACTCCCCTTCTTTTGCCAACTCGACAGCAAGCATATGAAACTGCCTGTTTTTGTCGTTAGGGTCAAAAGAACTTAAACCGTAACAATCGTCAGATGTCCACACCTTAGCTATGCCATCTTTGTATTCAGTCTTATACCCATGATCTTCTAGCATTTGTTGGTAGTCAATGTGAGAGTCACCCATATGCTTTCTTCAACCTCTCCATAGATACAAACTCAGGCTCGTAGACACCGTTAGATAGCTCACGCTTGACTACAACACCCTTCCACCACTCTTGGTTAGCTTGACCTGCCCAACCTTCGTCAGCGCCTTTGTAACAGCCTACAACCATTCCGATGATTGGGTTAGGGTGCGCACTGTCCTTAAAGTATACGCTACGCTTATGACTGTGACCACAAGTAGAGCTATAATTCCTATTTTGTAGTAGGGTGTAAGCATGATGAAGGCCAGAAGTAGCTGAACCATAATTGCCAGAACTAAAATAGTGAGCGTATGACACGCCCTCATAGTCAGCGATTGCAGGTGCGCTATTCTGGTATTCGTGGTATTCATCGAACCAGTGCTTTGTTTGAAGATGGGCGAAGGATATCCCGTATTTCTGTCCC